TTTGATTATTTTGTAGCTGAGTACGAGCAAAGCAATCATTTTGCTGTGCTAAATATCACAGAAGAAGATATTAAGCGTGAGGGCGGCTGGCCGTTGCCCAGAGCGCGGCTGGCAGAAATACAAGATAATTTGATGCAAAGAGGCGCTTTGGGGGTGGGCTGGGCGGTGGCTTTTCCACAGCCAGACAGACTCGGTGGCGATGAAGAGTTTGCGCGCTCGTTGCAGGGCAGCAACAGTGTGCTCGCAATGTATGAGAATCCAGGCTCTGGCTTTCCAGAAACCGTTGGTACGGTCATTATAGGGAATCCGGTTGGCGGCTACTCTGCATCAGGTGTTGTGCAAAACATTGAAGTGCTGAGTAATGTGACATCACAAGGTATTGCTTCAGCGCCACTAGAAGTAGACCAGCTAGTTCGTCGAATGCCGCTGTTGATGAAAGCACCAGACGGATGGGTACCCGCATTTGCCACGCAGGTTTTGAAGGTTCTTGCCAACGCGGATACTTACCTCATCAGGACAAATCCAAATGGCATTGAAGAAATCATCGTGCAAGGACTGCCTCCAGTAGCAACTGATTCATTGGGCCGCAAGTGGATTAGCTGGGTAAATACGCACCAGACGACACTTACTGAGATGGATGTGCAGGACCGATTCGTTTTTATTGGCACTGACGCTATGGGAATTATGCCGCAACTAGCCACGCCGGTTGGATTGCTTGAGCCGCACAGAATTCAGGCCGCATTAGCCGAATCAATACTGATAACCGATAGCCCATACATACCGGATTACGCATTAGCCGCAGAAGCAGCCATATTTGTTGTCTCAGTCGCCCTCATTTGGCTTCTATTGCACACGATGGGTATAACAGGCGGGGTTGTATTGGTTGGTGTTGTGATGGCCTTAACGGGCTATCTAGGCGTGTATCTGGTGCAGCATGGTTTGCTGATTGACGTTACATGGGCGCTAGTCAGTCAATTTATTACTGCAAGCATCGGATTTTATGTGAGATTTCGGGAACAGTACAAAGCCCGACTGCTTATCAAGCAGCAATTCGGCAAATACTTAGACCCCAGAATGGTTAAGAAATTGCAGGACAACCCTGAATTGTGCCAAGTGAATGGTGCGAGAGTGGATTGCAGCATTATATTCACGGATTTGAGAGGGTTCACAAGCCTGTCCGAATCGGTTGAACCCGAAATGGTTACTTACATAATGAACAACGTGTTAGATGTTCAGGTAAAAGCTGTGAATAAGTTTGGTGGTGTCACTGATAAATTTATTGGCGATGCAGGAATGTTCCACTTTAATACCATCATCCCACAGCCTGACCATCACAATCTTGCGTTGGCAGCGGCCATGGAAATAGAAGACAACATCATTGAATTGAACCAGAGATTCCAAGAGGAAGGCATACCGGAAATAGCAATAGGCGTGGGCGTCAATTCTGGGATTTGTATTGCTGGCAACTTTGGTGCGACAGATAGGTTTGCATTTAGTTTGATTGGCGACCCATGTAATATTGCAGCGAGACTGGAGTCGGCTACTAAAGAGGTTGGTGTTGGCACATTGATAGGAGAAGAAACTGCACAAAATTCCGACTATCTGCTAAAATCGCTAGAACCAATATCAGTGAAAGGCAAAAGTCAACCTCTGGAGGTGTATACGTGGGACTAAATCTAACGCTTGTAGTGTTGTTGGTTGCCGCTTCTGTAGGCAGTTATTTCTACATCAATATGCAGAAAGCCCAAATTTCGCAGCTTCAGGTTGAGCTTCAAACGGCAGTTAACAATCAAGAAGTATTAGAGTCAGCTATTGCCAATCAAAATAACCAGCTACAAGAGCAGCTAGAGTTACAGCGATTAAACCAAGCCAAAATTGCAGAACTGTCAGAGGCCAACGATGAGGCTCGTCAGGAGGTTAATCAACTCAGGAACACCTTTGCCCGACATGACCTGAATAATTTAGCTATCGCAAAGCCAGGGCTTATTGAGAAAATTGTTAACCGAGGAACGGCAAAGGTTCACCAGCAGTTTATTGACTTAACTAACCCAAGGCAATTTGATGCGACTCCTGCTCCTCAGTAGTTTTTTTCTAGTTAGTGGATGCTCTACGCTAGGAGGCTTGTTTGGTAAGTCAGCAGTACCAGTAGTCGCTCCAGTTGAGATCGTCACTATTACTGTGCCAGCACCCATGTATCACCCGCCTTTGCCAGAAGGTCTAACACCTTCCGAGATTGAATGGATTGTTTTGAACCCTAGTATTATGCGTGAGTACATTGAAAATTATGATGCAGGAGATGCCCCAGCCGTGGCGTATTATGGTCTAACAAGTCAAGCGTATGAGAGTTTGGCTAATAATCTGGCCGACATTCGCAGGTACATATCGCAGTTGTTGAACATTAATCGGTATTATCGGGACAATGACCCCACGAGAGAGAAAGAAGAAGAATAGGTTATACTAAAACTAACAAGAGGATAGATTATGCTTGGATACATAGGTGAAATAGTAGGAATAGTAACTGGCGTGGTATGCGCGGCTAGCATTATTTGCAGCCTAACCCCTACGCCAAAAGATGATGCGTTAATTGGTCGCTTGTATAAGATGCTTGAAATTTGCGCCATGAACATCGGCAAGGCCAAAGACTAAATCATGGCGCAGGAATATAGAAATGCGAACGGAGAAGAAGATGCAAGGTGTTACCTATCGTTAACGTAAAACAGGTTTACAAAGAAATATCTTCAGACGAGGGGAAAGTGCTTCATGCTTACCTGTGTAGTCAGTCGCATAAAACTGTGGGCATAGGCCACAAAGTGTTGGAAGCAGACGCTGAAAACGCCTTGCCGATTCACGGCACAAACGACGATGTGCCTGACGAAGAATGTATATCGGAAGCTCGGTGCTATGAGCTATTTCAAGAAGATGTCCAAATTGCGATTGATGGATGTGAGAAGATTTATGGCAACTGGGAAGAACTCTCGCAAGAAGTTCAACACATTTTAGTTAACATGTGTTTTCAGCTTGGGCAGGGTGGGTTAAGTAAATTTAAGAACTTTAAAGTCGCTATCGAAGACTATCAGTGGCAAAGGGCCGCACTAGAGATGATGGATTCGCGCTGGGCCGGTCAAACGCCAGAGCGCGCCGAAAGATTAAGAGCAAGAGTCGCAGCACTCTCAGGTACATAAAATGCCATTACAGCCAGTACAGTTTAAGCCAGGGATAAACAAGGAAAGCACAAGCTATGCCGCTGAAGGCGGATGGTTTGATGGCAATCTGGTCAGGTTTAATAAAGGCTATGCTGAAAAAATAGGAGGGTGGCAGAAGTATAATCTAGCCTCTTACGAGGGGAGCGGAAGAAAACTACACAACTGGGTTAATCTAGTAGGCACAAAGTTGTTAGGACTTGGCACTAGGTTTAAGTTATACATCCAAGAGGGTGCAACCTATAATGACGTTACTCCATTAAGATCTACTACAGCAGCAGGTGATGTAACTTTTGCTGACGGGGGAGTTGGATCGAATATTATTACAGTAACCGATAGTTCTAACGGCGCTGCTGCAAGCGATTTTGTTACATTTTCTGGAGCGGCTAGTTTAGGTGGCCTCATTACTGCCGACGTTCTTAATCATAATTATCAGATAGCTTCTATTGTTAGCGCAAATGCTTACACAATATTAGCAACTGATGCCAGCGGAACCTCTGTAACCGCAAACTCTAGCGACAATGGTAATGGCGGAGGTTCAATTGTAGGAAAATATGAAATCCAAGTGGGTCTTGACATATTTATTGCAGGCACTGGTTGGAGCGCAAACCCTTGGGGTGACTCAACGTGGGGCTCAACATCTTCTTTAGGTGAAAATAACCAGCTTAGACTTTGGTCTATGGATAACTTTGGAGAAGACCTGATTGCAAACCCCAGGGCTGGAAATATTTACTATTGGGATAATAGTGACGGATTATCTACTAGAGTCGTTCCGTTAAGTAGCCTTTCTGGAGCTAACCTAACTCCGACCAAAGGGTTGCAAGTGATTGTCTCAGATGTAGACAGGCACGTTCTTGTTCTTGGCGCAGACCCTATCGTTGATGGCGCTAGAAGCGGATCAGTAGATCCTTTGTTAATTGCTTTTTCTGATCAAGAGAATGCTGCTGAATGGGAGCCTAAGTCAACGAATACTGCAGGATCTCTCAGGTGTTCTGCTGGATCTGAAATAGTTGGCGGCATGAGGGCGAGACAAGAAACTTTAATATGGACTGACGTAGCGTTGTATAGCTTGCAGTTTATTGGAACGCCTTTTACCTTTGGCCTAAATCTAATCAACGAAGGTGTTACCTTAATTGGTCCCAACTGCGCTGTTAACACACCTGCCGGAATATTCTGGATGGATAGAAAGGGATTCTATGGGTACTCAGGGACAGTTAAAAATATAAAATGCACAGTTCAGTCTTATGTTTACGATGACTTTAATCAATCACAGGCATATCAATTCTTTGGATTTATAAACAAAAGGTTTAATGAGGTTGGTTGGTTCTATTGTTCTTCATCATCTTTAGTCATTGATCGTTATGTCACATACAACTATATGGAAGATAGTTGGGCTATAGGGCAGATGTCCAGAACAGCCTGGTTAGATGAGGGTATAGGGATTAATCCTATTGCCGCCGGGAAAAACTCTTCTACATCTTATTTGTATAGCCATGAGGTAGGCAATGATGATGATGGATCTCCGATGGAGTCTGTGTACATTCAGTCAGGAGACTTTGATATAGGCAATGGGGAGGACTTCCAGTTTATTAGGCGAATGATTCCAGATATTGATTTCAATGGAACCGGAGGTAGTAGCCAAGCTATAGATGCTGTTTTAAAAATAAGAAATTACCCAGGAGATTCTTTAGCGACAGAACAAACTACTTCTTTTACGGGAAGTACCACCAAGATAGATATGAGGGCCAGAGGGCGACAGGCTGCTTTAAGGTATCAGTCCAGCGGTGCAGGCGTAGGCTTTAAGCTTGGGCAAACAAGGCTGGATGTGCAGCCTAATGGCAAAAGATAATGGCAAAAATACTACAAACACGGTTGCCTATATCAACAGAAGAAAATGTAACATCTGATATCTTCAACCGTACCATAAGGGTACTTGAGCTTAACCTGAATGCTGTTGATATTGATAATACTCCTCAGTTTAATCAAACAGTTATTGATAAGTCTAAGTTCAGGGACGGTGATGTTATCTGGAATACTAGCCTGCAAAAACTACAAGTGTTCTCTGGGAATTCCTTTAAGACCATCTCTTATCCCGCTCCTACGCTGCTGGCCTCTGCTTCTGTGGGGTCTGTGCAGGTAACAACTAATGGCTCTATTGTCGTGGAGGTTGGCTAATGCTTAGATTTTATGCCGTTCATGGTGTAAAAACCTACCGAAATGCTAATCTGGGTAGTAAACTAGAGGCTGCTTTAGCAGAAAATAAATTAATAGGCAACGCTGACATGGAAAAAATTGTTGTAAGAGAAACTGTAATAACTGTTTCTACAGGGGGGATCTAAGCGTGGTCAGGGACAGGCGAGTAATCGCCAGAGATTGGGCACCAAGCGCGGATGATTGGGAAGCACTCGGTGGAGATGGGCCTCACAGGCCGCCCACCCTTTGGTATCAAGCGTCCCCTCAGTACGACGACAGATGGGAAAGAAGATATAGAAGCAGAGATATAAACAACACGCTAGGGGGAGGACTGAGTGCTTTACAAGCTAAGAATAACGCAGACCTTTCATCGAAATCAGTGGAAGATTTAGCTGCTTTAATTCTAGCTAATGAAATAACAATAGAGAATGTGCCTGAAGATCTTCGCTCGGCCGTTCAAGCCATGGTAAACGATGCTGCAACAATGAAGAATGAAGGTGACCCTGGTCTTACTGAAGAAGAAATACTGGCTAAAGCAAGGATAGACTCTGGTCCCGGCACTGATGCGGAGAAAAAATCTTTACTCAGTAGAGTTTTAGCGTGGCTTCGTGGCGGGCGTCCACGTGGAGGTATTGGTGATTTAATGGGGCTGCCTGAATGGTTGCTAACTACTGGTCGCGGTAATGTAACTGGACCTCCTACTGATAATGTAACTGGACCTCCTACTGATAATGTAACTGGACCTCCTACTGATAATGTAACTGGACCTCCTACTGATGATGTAACTGAAACTTCTACTGGTGAAGAAGATTCAAGTTCACCCGAAGGGGACTACCCATGGCTAACCACGCCGGACCAAGTTTACAAGCATATTTATGCCACTAGGACTACAAAAGGGTTAACTGAAAAACAAATAGCAGATGCAACAAATTATACTAAGGCGCAGCCTCCAGGCATTATTCCTAATTGGTTGTCGATGCTCTTAGGATTAGGGTCTGTTTTCGGTGGGTCAAGTGATCCAGCGCCTAAATCACTTCAAGAAGCTGCAACCAGAAGGTCAATGGAAGTTTATGGCGATGAAAACCTCTTTGACCCAACAGGGCCATCTCCTCTTCAGGAAATTGACCCCGAATTTAGAGACATAAAAACCTTTATGCCTACAGGGCAGGTGCCTGATTTTGGTCTAGCTTACAGGGGCGTACCTAGTCAGATGTATGCCAACTATGAGGGTACAGGTCCAAGAGGTGTAGCAGGATTAAGAGGTA